CGACCGCGACGGTACGATCCACGGCGATCTGCCCGATACCGATACCCTCGGTTTTCGGTGGAATGCCTTTAATAACATGTTTTGGACGGCCGGCGAGATCGGCGCGAAGGAATGGACATCCAAACACGCGACTGCGGGCGAGGAGGCGCTCGAAAAGGAGCTGTGTCAGTTCTACTGGGCGATTCCCTATCAATCGCCAGATTTCGACATGACGCCGCTCGACGCGCACCAAGTCCGCCGCCGCTTCGGGGATCGCCTCTACACCAAGGGCCTTGTGCCGGCCGATTACGATAAACTCGCTCTCGCGATCGACTGCGGCAAATGGTTCTGCACGTGGAGCCTGGCGGCGGCAAGGCCCGGTGGACGCCGGCACTTGGTCGACTACGGAACGTTCGACGTCCGCAGCCGCGACATGGACGAAAAGAAGGCTCTGCCCGAGGCTCTGGAAATCTTCCGCAACGAAGTGATCTTGCGCGGATGGCATACATCAGAAGGAAAGCCAGTCCTGCCCGACATCGTCTTTATCGACGCGGGCTGGCACGGCGACCTGGTCTATGAGTTTTGCCGGAAGTCGGGCAACCGCTTCCGGCCGGCGATCGGATTCGGGCTGACCCAACGCAACAGGCGTTTTCGTAACTATCACCATCCGTCGAAAACCGGCAGCGAAGTCAAGTTGATCGGCGAGGAGTTCCACGTCGTATGGCTGCCGACAGAGCGACTTTTCCGCGTCGATTTCAATACGGATTACTGGAAGACTCGACTGTTCGAGGCCTTGCGCATTCCGCCAGGCAACGACGGAGCGATGGAGCTTTACGCATCGGACGATCCTAACGAGCATCTCGGGCTCGCGAAACAATACACTTCGGAAAAACAGAAAGAAGTGTTTACGCCTGGCGTCGGTACGGAAATCCAGTGGGTGATCAGCAGCCGACGAAATCACCTGCTCGATAATGCGAGCAATTTCCTATGCGCACTCCGGTTGGTGTGCCCGGCGCGACCGCAACAGCCACAACCGGTTCAAGCCGCCAGGCCCGCCGAGAGCCAACCTTTCCTCACGCCGGACGGCCGGCCCTACCTTTTGACAGACAGGGAGTAAACGATGACGACCACCGCATCGAAACCATCAATACGAGAACTGCGTGCGGAGGCGCAACGCCTTGGCATCACGACCAAATCTGCCGGCGGCTCAATTGAGGAGCTATTGCGGGAAGCCCGCGAAAACGAGGATCCGCTCGGGTACTTGGCGATCCATGCGCCGTCGGGCGATGTTCCGTCAAGCCAGACTGTTGTGGATGAGACGCCGGAGGCTGATGAAAGCGAACCGATCGGCGACGTGTCCGCGCCGATCCCCGAGTCGTCAGTCGTGGAGCCGCCGGTGATTCGCGACGTGTCGCTCACCGTGCCGTTGTGCGATGCTTCGTTCGACCGCTGCTACATCAGCACGCACACCGAGGTTCGGCTATCGCGCGAACAGGGCATTACGTTACGTCGGCTGCATTTCGCGCTGGATGCCACTGGCGCCCGGCTCAGTAACAATCGCCGCGTGATTCATTTAGCCGACGCGATCAAGTGGATGATCGAACAGGTCGGAAACGCTCAATAGTAACCCCGTTTCAAAGGCGGCCGGCCGAGGAGGTGCAACTCCCCGGCCGACCTAACACGACGATCTGCATAGAAGATCGACGTGCTGAACGCACGTTGGAGGCTTCTATGTCAGGTCACGCACAAAAAAAACATAGGTCACAGAATTCGTCCGCGCCGGCTGCCGGTGCGGATTTTGCATGGATCGCCGCCGATCTCCGGCCACTGGCTGAACCGGTCGAGGGGCTCGTCCCCAACGAAAAGAACGCCAGGCGGCACAGCGAGGTGAACGTTGCGGCTATAGCCGCCAGCCTTCGCGAGTTCGGCCAGCGGAAGCCGATCGTCGTCTGTCTGGGTCGAGGATGATCCGGCCGCGGCCGCCGGATTCGCATTGGCCGATAATCGCACGGCCGAGCTGGCGTCGTGGAACGAGGCGATCCTGGCCAGGCTGATCGTCGACCTGGAGCGAGATTGCCCGGCGTTGTACGAGGGCCTCTTGTTGCGCGATCTCCGCGCCAGCCTCGCTGCAGACGACGGAGTCGCACTCGGACTGTGCGACCCTGACGAAGTGCCGGCGCCACCCGACGAGGCGATAACACAGCCTGGTGATCTGTGGATCCTCGGCGATCACCGCCTGCTGTGCGGTGACAGTTCGAAGGCCGAGGACGGCGACCGGCTGTTGGACGGCGCGACGATCCACCTGGTCAACACTGATCCACCATACAACGTGCGGGTCGAGCCGCGGAGCAACAACGCGATCGCCGCTGGGCTGTCATCGTTCGACGGACGGATGAGCATAGAGGCGAGGCTAGCACGACAGGCCGCAGGCTCCGAGGCGTTCAAGAAGCTTCATCACCAAGCGGCAGATTTGAACCGGCATCCGGAGAAGTCGAAGCCGACGGGGCCATTCGTACCTACAAGCGCCCGGGCCCCGCAACCGCTAACCTGGGCGCCCTGGACGCCTGCCGCGGCGCCACGGTGGTTATCGGCCATTGCCGCTGGGCAACACATGGCCGGCCAGAGGACAACCGCAACAACCATCCCCATCCGGCCGGCCGCGGTTGGTTCGTCCACAACGGCGTGGTTCAAAACCACACCAGCCTCGTGCGCCAATACCGACTCACCATGCAAACCGAGTGCGACAGCGAGGTGCTTGGGCTGCTTATGGCCCGGTTCCCCGGCGCGTTGGGCCTGCGGGCGGCACGGGCGGCCGAACTGTCCGAAGGGCGATTGGCCATGCTCGGCGTTTGGCGTCGTCCCGCGCGATTGCTGATCGTCCGTAGCGGCAATCCGCTCTCGTTCGGGGAGACGGCCGGCGGATTTTATTTCGCCAGCCTGCCGGAAGAACTGCCCGGGCGCGTCACCGAAATCAAAGACCACTACGCCGGCGTGCTGGTGATCGACGGAAAGAAGCTACTCCACGACGCCTACTCGATAGAGTAGCCGCCGTGCCTCTATTTCGCGCGAAATGGACGCCCCTCGGCAGGCAGTGTGGGCTTCCGAAGAATCCGGACAATCCGGCGCAATGCGCGCTGTAATTGGCCGGCGCGACGGATAGAACTGTTATGAACATGTCCGTCCTGACCTCGACCAGCACGCTCGCCGAAATCAAGGCCGCCTATGCGGACAATGCATCGTATCTCGAAGACGGTTCGGCCACAAAGGCCCGCACATACATCACCGCCTGCCGCATGTTGCTGATGCGTTTGCCGAAGCGCGTTAGCAAAGGCCGCAGCCAGGGCGAAGAGGTCGAGCTGAACACCGAAATCTTGCAGACGCAAATCGCCGATGCACAGCGGTTTCTCGCGCAAGTCGCCATTGTCGGCGCACCGCCGAAAATATATTCCATCGAGAACTTCCGCGACTGATGCCACGCCATCGCGATCCACCAGGGCTGATCGAGAGCTTCGCCGACTTGCGCGCAGATTATTCTGCAGCGAAGGCCAGCCGTTTCCGGCGTCGACGGACCGGATTGGCGCCTATGGGAAGCGGAGCGGACTATCACTACCGCAGCGAAGCGGACTTCCTGAAAATCATGGAGTACGCTCGCGACATGGATCGGAACGATCTGATCGTCGGTCAGACGATCGATCGAGCAATTGCCAACGAAATCCAAACTGGATTTACGCTGTCGCCGCTGACCGGCGATGCAGAGGTCGACAAGGACCTGGCCTTGCGATGGTATGCACTGGCGAACGATCCCGATCAATGCGATCTGGCCGGCGAACGGACGTTTTGGGAGATCGAGCAGCTCGTCAGCCGTCACGTCAAAGTGGACGGCGACATTCTCTGCCTCGCCACAGCGGATGGCCCGCTGGAGTTGGTCGAATCGCATCGGCTTAGGACTCCGACATACACGAAGAAGCAGATGGTGCACGGCGTCGAGCTCGACAGCCTGACGCGCAAACCGCTCCGCTACTGGCTGACGCTCGATGATGTAGGAACCGCCGCGGCATCCCTCCGCGTGAGCGATTTTCGATCTTACGATGCGCGTGACGCCGATGGACACAAGCAGGTGTTTCACATTCGCTCGGCCAAGCGAGCATCGCAAACGCGCGGCATCTCGGCGCTGTCGCCAGTGTTCGACGCATGCGGCCAGTTTGACGACGCACAGTTTTCGACGCTGTTGCGAACGCAACTGGTCAACGCTTTTGTGGTGTTTCGCGAACGCGAAAAGGACTTTCAGGCGCTCATTCAAAACGGGCTGCAACCCAACGTCCAAACGGAAACGCTCCCGGACGGCACGGTTCGCAACATTGAGGGCATGGGGCCAGCCCGCGAGTTCGTGGGCTACCCTGGCGAAAAGCTGCGTCTCGATTCGCCTCGCGTTCCGAATCCAGAATACGTCCCGTTCATGAAGTACATCCTCACTTTGATTGGATGTAACCTCGGGATGCCGCTTTGCTTGGTGCTGCTCGACGCTTCAGAAACAAACTTCAGCGGTTTTCGCGGAGCCCTCGACCAGGCCCACTTGGGTTTCCGAACCAATCAGCAGAGGTTGGTGGCACAGCTGCATCGCCCATTGTATCTCTGGCATCTGCGACGCTGGATTTCGGAAGACGCCGCGTTGCGCAAAATTGCACAGCGTAGTGACATCGCGATTTTCGATCACCGTTGGAATCCGCCGAGCTGGCCCTACATCCAACCACTCCAGGATGCATCTGCCGATCTGGTTCGCACGCGGAACGCACTGATTTCTCAGCGGCGGCGGTGTGCCGAGCGAGGTATGGAGTGGAGCGATCTGTCGACGGAAATCGTCGAGGACAACGCCGATCTGATCGAAAAGGCGCACCAGAAAGCCGTCGAACTCAACAAGAAGTATCCGGAACTATCGGTGACCTGGCGTGAAATCGCCTGCTTGCCGACCGCCGAGGGCATTCAGATCGGCATCTCCGCCGGAGATCCGGCCGAGGGAGTCACCACGGGCCAACGCGGAAGGGACCAGAGCAATGCTTAAGCAGTCATCCGGGCAAGGTCGAGGGTTTTCGATGCGTGGCGAGGCTGGCAACGCGGAAATCTTCCTCTATGAAGTGATCGATCCGTGGTATGGAATCAGCGCGGACCAGTTTCAGAAGGACCTGAAAGTCCTGGGCGAAGTCGCGGCGATCGATCTGCGGATCAACAGTCCCGGCGGCAACATCTTCGAAGGCACGGCGATTTACAGCATCCTGAAACGCCATCCTGCAAAAGTGACGGCCTACGTCGACGGCGTAGCCGCCTCGATGGCTTCCGTTGTGGCGATGGCCGCCGACGAGATCGTTATGTCCGCAGGCTCATACATGATGATCCACAATCCGCTGGGCGGCGTCTATGGCGAGGCCGAAGACCTCCGCGACTATGCGGACTTGCTCGACAAGGCCAAATCACAAATCGTCAATGCCTATGCCGCGAAAACCAAACTTCCAGCCGAGACGATCGACAAGCTCATGGATGAAGAAACTTGGTATACCGCCGACGAGGCGGTCAAAGCAGGTTTTGCGGATCGAACTTCCGCTCAGCTCGCGATCGCTGCGTCGATTGATCCGACGCGATTCAACCACCTTCCCCAGCAACTTCAATTCAAAAACCTCCGAGGAGAAGCTCCGATGAGCGAACCAAACACGCCAGTCACCACACCCGCCACGCCCCAACCGGCCAGCTACGCCGATCTCAAGGCGGCGCTGCCAGGGGCCGACGCCGCATTTCTCTGCATGCAAATGGAAGCCAACGCGACGGTCGCGCAGGCGCAGACTGCATGGATGGCCGAGCAGAATCGCAGGATCGAAGCGGCCAACAAGCAGGCGGCGGAAGCCAAGGCTAAGGCTGACGAGGCCGAGGCAAAGGCGTCGGCCAAGAAGTCGGGCGTCGAACCGCTCGGCAGCGGTTTGGGCAAAATCCAGCCGGTCGTTGGCGGCGATCCCGTCGCCAGATTCAACGAACTGGTGGCCGCCAAGGTTGCGGCCGGCAAAAAGAAGGCGAAAGCCATCTCCGATGTGATTTCCGAGAACCCGGAATTGCACGATGAATATCTGGCCGCCTACAACTCGAATCGCAAACAAAAGTAGGCGACTGCCCTGACAGTTGATCACTGACTCCTGAACACCGACCACTCACCACCGAGGTTTCCCATGTCGTTCACCGAAGGCCCAACCAAAACGTTTACTGCATCCGGCGCATTGGCGATTTACCGCCGCGTCCGTCTGGATGAGAATGGCGAGCTGGCATACGCCGGCGCTACCGACACCGATTGCATCGGTATCACGACCCACCCAAGTTTTGCGCCGGGAGACCAGATTGCCGTCTGGCTTCTCAGCTCGCAAGGCACCTTCCCAAGCAGCGCGGCAGCGGCGACAACCTCACGCACACTTTATGCCGCCGCTAACGGCAAGGTCGACGACAGC